ACACTCACACGCGACCGAGTAGCGAGAAAAAGACAGATCAGAATGACATGGCGAGCGCTTAGATGGGAGGCGCTCGCCTCTATTTTGCAATCCGTGCAAGATGAGTTTATCCAGTTCACTTATCCTGATCCTATGACAGGCACACAGCGCACCGGGACATTTTACGCGGGGGATCGGACAGGGGCGTATGCTTTCGAACGAAATGGCGTTTACTGGTGGGACGGTTTAACGATGACATTGACGGAGAGGTGAGAACATGCAGTCGATATCCAATGTATTCAAGGAATATTTGCGGCAACGTAACCGGGAATGGCTTGTAAAAGTCGATATTGCTGGTGAAGAATATGGCAGCGAAACGATCGTTGATTTTACCGTTGAAACCAGCGTATCGACAGGCGAAGAACTCGAAATCGGTACCGCGAATATTTCAAAACTCACCCTCCGCCTCAAGAAAACCATAACCGTCCCGCCGAACGCTCGTGTCGTGCCCTATGTTGCACTCAGCTTGCCGGAAGAATATGAAGGCAATGCTGGTGTTGCATGGCAGGACAACGAGGATACCTGGGAAACGGCTGATTACCTGTGGAATGGTGCTGTAACCGAGTGGCTGCCGATGGGTGAGTTTTTTGTGGACACCCGCCAAATTGTACAAGGCCATATCCTCGAACTGACATGCGTGGATCGGATGCGGTTCGCAGATATCGCTTATGTTTCGTCGCTGACTTATCCCACGACCATGCAGGCGGTATGGGATGAGGTATGCGACCGTGCCGGTTTTGCGTATGGCGACAGCGTACAGATCAATCCGAGTTATCAGATCGAGGTCGGCCCAGCGGGATATACATGCCGTCAGGTACTCGGTTATATCGCCGCTGCACACGGAGCTTGTGTGTATGTGGATCGCTGGGGAATAATCCAGTGGCGGAAATTCTCGGCCTCAGATACGCCGGTTGAGACCTTCACAAAAGCGGATTATGGCCGCGTGAAGGAGACTGGTCCGGTGAAAACTTATACGCGCATCGTGGTGGTCTACAATCCCGACGATGGGCTGGTATTTGAGGCTGGATCAGGAGACGAAGCGCATACCCTTTACATCGAAAATCCGTTCGCTACACCGCAGATGGTTCAGAATCTGTACGCGCAGTTGAATGGCTTTTCATATGCGCCCGTTGATATGGATGTCAGGGGCTATCCGCAGTTTGACGCTGGAGATCGAATCCGTTATGGTACTCCGGCTGAAGAGCTGACGTGGAATGCCGCAGACATTGCGTGGCAAGACGCAGACACCACATGGGATGGCTTCGAAGGTTCCCAGCCGCAAGGCATTACATTGCTGATGAATGTGCGATACACCTTCAAAGGCGGCCTGCGAATGGAATTCGAAGCCCCCGCGCGGTCGGAGCAGCAAAGCGAATTCCGAGTTGAAGGATTGCTTACGCAACAAATCAACCGCCTGCGAGCGACAACGGTGCGAGAAGGGCGGAGTTATTACGGCCTGACCATCACACGCCAGCGTGGGCTTGAGATCGAGCGCGAAGACCACAAGTCTAAACTCACGCTCAACAGTGATGAGATGGACTGGAAGGTCAACGGTCAATCCAGTCTGTATTTTGATGCTCAAGCCGAAAAACTCAAGTTCCGCGGCGATATCGAGATGTTGGGCGGTACGATCAACTGGAACAACGTTAACAGTGATCCCCAGACCACCGATGCTCAGAACAAAATCCAGCAGATTGTCAATGGTACGTACACGGGCGGCACGTTTATCTCAGGCAACCAGATTTACTCGCCCAATATTTATGGCGGTTCGATCAGCATCGGCAGCGGAAATAACATATTCCGCGCCGATTCTGCCGGGATTTGGGCGGGTCATGCTAACTTTGCGAATGCGCCTTTCAGCGTCAATATGAGCGGCCATATGAAAGCGGTTGGCGGAGAATTTAGCGGAACAATTAGCGCGTCCACGATCAACGGAGGAAACATCTCAGGGGCTACAATATCCGGCGGGATCATCACGGGTGCGATGATTCAAGGTGCGACAATTCAGACATCGGTAACTTACCCGAGAATCGAGTTATCGGGTAATGATCTCTTCGCGTATAGAGACGCCAGCAATTACATCATGATTGATCCTGACGGCCCGGCCATCTCCGCAATGTCCGGATCGACAGTGCGTTTTTACCTGGGGCACATGACCTATGGAGGGCTCCTGCAATCGCACGGATATATCATCATTTCGGCAGACAATGGGATTTCATTGCAGACATCAAATGTGATTGAGGTCCCGAGTTGGAGCCAATTGCGTTCGGCAAACTCGTACCAAGATTTACAAAGTGCAATAAATCAGATTTGGAGCAGCATCGCCGATTTGTGGAACGCTTTAGATGGTAAAGCGGATAAAGGTTCATTAACTGGAACAGCAGGCCCATATAACGGCGGCATTCCAATTGGGACAAATCTGATGACCTCCGGAGGTGGCGTTGTAACCTGGAGTGGTATCCCGGCACACAGCCACGTCCAATCATAGCGCAACCAATAATGATATCCCGCGTATAATTTGGTATAATGTGCTTACCAAATTATGAACGGGGGAAGGGAAATGAGAAAGGTAATTGTATCCTTTGTCGCTGGTATATTGGTTGCGATTGGAACAAGCGCCGCGTATGCGGAAGTAACGTCAATGATCGGGAAACGGGTAGACGGACAGTTTCCTCTTAAAATTGGCGGGGAATTGTCTGAAATACCTGCGATTACGATTGAGGGCGTGTCGTATATTCCGCTTCGCGCGGCAGGAGATCTTTTGGGTGCTAAGGTATCATGGCTGGACGGTGAAATCATTATGGTGAAGACAAACGAAATGTATGGAGAGACTCCTCCTACTGCTGAAGAAATGGCGGAGATTGCGCGGATTGAACAGGAGAGATTGTTACAAGAAACCGAAAAAAAGAATGAGGTTCTTATCCAGATCAGTCACCTCCGCGGCAAGATTCAAACACTTCAATTTAAAATCAACGCATTAAAACGAGAAGTCGAAAGCCGCGAAGAAAACTTGAAAAAGATGCCCGAATATGTCATCTCAAATGGGGAACGTGTCCTCTATGAAGGCTCCGATTTACAGAAGAAACATCAGGAAGATTTGGCAAATCTGAAGGCCGAACTCGCCGAACTCGAAGCCGAACTCGCCGAACTCGAAAAACAAAAAGCAGAACTTGAAGAAGCGTCCTAATCAGGGCGTTTTCTTTCACCCTCCCATCGCGGAGGGTTTTATTATTACCTGAAAGGGTGGTTAAAGTGGAGCAAAACATCACAATGCAAGGTGGAAAAATCTATCATGGCGTTGTAGTCCAATCAAATGTGGCTCCGGGAGAATCGATCGAGGAGCGCATTCGCCAGATTGTACGGGAGGAAATTGCCGCCCACGAGGAGCGGCGACATCAGGAAGTTATCGATTTTCTCGCTGCGACTGCAGAGCTTGTTCGTGGTACTTCTGAATCGCGATTGTAGCGGCTCTTGCGGCAATTTTGACTACATCCATTGGGTAAACCGTCTTTCCAAAACGCTTGTTTTCGCCTTGAAACTCTTCAACAATGCGTCTTTCTAACTGCTTGAAATCGATGTCCAATGAACAAACCTCCCTTCTCTCGAAAATAGGCCGGGCAGCCTATCCATTCGACAGCACGGGAGGTTTTTCCTTGCAAACAAACGTTCGGAGGTGCGACATGCCCGAAATCACTCATATCATCCGGGCTGACATAAACCTATCCCAACAGCCCGTGCAGGAGCTTTGTACCGTGATCGCGGCGGTGCTACCAGCGTATCCGGGGCGGGAGCAGGATATCCTGCTCAAGCTGCGCGAGGCGATCGACGGTCACCTGAAAACGCTGGGAAAGGAGGCAGAACAACGTGGCGCAAATCGAATTGCTGCAGCCGACCGAAAAGATTAAAGATTCCTACGGCAAGATCAACAACAGCCTGACGAACCTTAACAACGAATCTACAAGCCACATAGCAAAAAAAGTCACCGACTCCGGTGGTGCACATGGGCTTGTGATCGAGTCCGGGACGTTTACGCCATTTATTTTCGGCAGCACTACACCCGGAAGCAATACGTATGATATCCGCAATGCCTATTATCTAAAAATCGGTAATCGTGTATTTTTTGATATTTACATGCATGTGACAAAAGACCCCAATATGGCCGGGAATGTCAATATCGGTGGCCTTCCTTTCACGCCGAAGAATGATCAAAACCGTCGAGTTAGTGTGTCGATTGGACGGTTGGACCACCTTTCATATGGACAAGCAAAACAAATTACCGCGCTTATTTTTCCAAACCAACCATCGATTAATCTATATAAGGTCATGGATGGTGGGGCAATTCAAAGTGTAGTTGCTTCGGACTTTACCCTTCTTTTTATCGGGATTTCTGGAAACTACGAAGTATAGGAGTGATAATATGACTGAAAAAGTATTTCTTGACATGCTCACTCAAGACGGTGTAAGCATTCGAAAAGAAAAATTCGTGGCAATCGAAGGCGTAGAACAGCGAGTCGGAGAACCTTGGCGCAGGGCGTATGCAAACAGCGTTTTTGGTCGTCAACAAGTGCAGGAAGAAGTGCCGGAACCATACCGCTCGGCCATCTTTGCGGTGTGGGGCGAGTCTCCGACGGTCGCCGATCCGGTTGGGGAATCGCCGGCCGAAGAAGATGCAGGCTCTGCTGAATAAGCGGGGCCTCATTTGTTGTGGGAGGTGGTCCGATGGACAATGTCTCGTCGATCGTGGCGGCTATCTCGGCCGCCGCCGCAATCACTACCATCCTCGTCGGTTGGCTCGGCCGGGCGCGGACTGTCCGAAAAGACGGCGCTCAGGACGGCGAGCTGCGCGCCAGCGTTGAGTATATCGCGCGCGGTGTGGATGATCTGCGGGTGGAGATACGCAGTCAGGGTCAGCGCTACGATATGCTGGCGGAGAGGGTGACGCGTGTCGAAGAGAGCGCGAAGCAGGCACATCGGCGGATTGACCGCCTCGAAAACGAAGGGAGAGGTTGAAAATGACGAAAAAATGGATTAAAGCTGCAACGATTCGCGCCGTTCGGACTGCTGCACAAGCGGCACTTGCTGCAATCGGCTCTGCAACAATGTTCGGTGAGGTGGACTGGCGAGTTGTAGGAAGCACGGCCCTGCTGGCGGCTATCGTTAGCGTCCTTATGAGCATCAAGGGGCTGCCGGAAGTCGAGAATGGCGAGGGTGACGGCGAATGACTCGTAACGAGTTTTTCGCCACTCTCGCCCCGCATGCGATCCGCGCGCGTCAAGAAGGATCGCCGCTGTTTGTATCCGTCCGGCTGGCACAGAATTTGCTTGAAACCGGGGGCAAAATCCATTCGTGGAACAACCTCGGCGGTATTAAGGTCGGGTCAGGTAAGCCTAACGAGTGGTGGGATGGCAGCTATGTCAAAAAAGGCACATGGGAAGTAGTAAACGGCCAGAAAGTCGATACAACGGCTGCATTTCGCGCGTACAAGTCGATCTATCACTTTTACCGAGATCAAGACCTGCTGTTCCAAAACAAACGCTATGAGCGCGTGAGAAACGCCAAAACACCGGAGGAACAAGCGGAAGCGCTGCGGCTGTGCGGATACGCCACAGACCCGGAGTATGGACTGAAAATCTGCAACATCATCAGCATGTACAACCTCAAAAAATATGATCAGGAGGCGGACAACAAAATGCAGTTGAGTAATTATCAATGGCAGCGGATCGAGACCGGGGTTAAGTCCTTGCTCGACCGGAAGATTATCTCTGATCAAGGGTGGCTTGAGAAGGCCCAAAAGCGGACGCTCACGCGGGACGAGTTGGCATGGCTCACCTTTGAGCTTGTAGCAAACCCGCGTTAATGATGGAACCCCGCTCGGCTATACGCTGGGTGGGGATTTTTTGCTTTGGGCATACACTTCCGCCCGATCCCGTCTCCACAGCGGCCGCCCCTCGAACACCGCGTCCGGCCGGGGAAAGCGCCCCCGATAGGTGGGTTTCAGCGCCCGTTGGCCAGCCAGACTGACGTTCTGCTGGGTGGTGCCGAGGAGCCGCGCAAATTCGGCAGCGCCGATGAGTTCAAGTGGTTGGTTTTCAGTCATTGGTGTCACCCTTTCGTTCTGCTTTTTCCAGGTACGGTTTGTGGTATTGTTCCTCGAGCGCTTTTCGGTCCGCGATCGCTTCCGCAAGCGTGCGCCGTATGGGCCCCCAAATACGTTTACCCTTGACCGAGATGTGCGCCTCGAAATACACCGTACCTTTTCGTACGCGACGATACACGCCCTTGATGCCTGTACCGCTGTCCGACCTGACCTTTTTGGTCAGTAGCGGCACCTGTACGCCGTCAACGGTGTATTTGGTGTCGAGTGCTTGTCTTGCAGCGCGAATGTGATCGTGCTTAGAACACCCGCATGTAGCTGCTCCGCCAATGCGCAAAATGGTCGCCGTAAACGGTTGGAGGTTTCCGCATCTGTGACATTTACAGAGCCATAACGCTTGCCCACGCTCGTTCGTCCCGGCACGCTCAATCACTTCGAGGTCGCCGAAGCGCTGACCGGTTAGGTCAAGGGCATTCGGTGGCGTCCGTTTTCGCAGGCAGCCGCACGACTTTTTTCTGCCGGTCTGAAGTTGGCTCTTGGTGGCGACAGTGGTTTCGCCACAGGAGCATCGGCAGATATATGCCTTCTCTTTTCGAACTTTTTCCGGCGACTCCTCGATGACCTCGAGCTCTCCGTACTTTTGACCGGGCATGATTTGTTGTCCTCTCAATAGCACCACCTCTACATGCAGGTTGAGCGGAAGCCGCCGAAGCGGCTGCGCCGGGATTCTCGGCGCTCTCCCTAGCCCTGCGTTTTTCTTCTTCCCAACGGATCGAGAACCGATATATCAGGTTCCGATTTCGGTTCCGGTTCCGTCGCATGGTCAACATAAAATTCAATTCCTGCTGTCTGGCTGCCCACCCATCTAATCTCATAAACCCCGAAACCTTGATCGAATCCACCATATTCTCCATAATGTTCTCTTCCTATACGGTCGAACAGCCTCTGGCTATCAAGATTATCGGGAGCTGCGAAGACTCGGTCGTATTGGCCAGAAATCCACGCGATAAATGTGCTCCCGAATCCTTTGTTGCGGTATCCGTCGTAGATGTCAATCCTGTCGATGTATGCATCCATTCCATCACTTTCATTGTCTTCTTTGCCTTTCAAAAACTCAGTAACATATGCGTAACCAACTTTTTCTCCGTTGACATACATTACATAAGTGACGGTCTCATTTCCATCGAGATAGTACCGTCGATATTCGCGGATTTTGATCATTTTCAACGCCTCCACTTCGTGATTTCCTGCCATCGCAGGTTGAGCGCCGCGCCCCTTTCGGGGCGGTCCCGGCTTGCACGGGACTGGGCCTAGCCCTGCTCGTCAGTCTCGCGGCTCCCATCCCTTCGACTCGGCGAAACGTGCATCCGGCCATCGTCAGGCGGGGATGTGGATCGTGTTCCCCATGCCGTCTTCCCAGCCATTCACGTCTTCGCCGGCGTCCAGCGCTTCGACGATCCGCTGCATGTCGTCCAGGTCGGCCGGCGTAATCGTGGCGATCACTTCGCCGTCCTTTACTACGTCAAACTCGTGCAGGTCGTGGTCGAACGGCTTTTCCTCCACCCGGTATCCTTCGCGTTCCCAAACTCTCATCGTTCATTCCTCCATTTCGTTCTTTCTGGTTTCATTATACCATAAAAGATTGTGCTACACAAGCGAACAGGAGTTCTATTTTTAAATTTTTTTGTTGCGCCGGGCCATCGTCAGGCGGGATCATATACGTTTGACAAAGGCGTTTTCGATTCGTGCCAGCCGTTCCGTCAAGTTGATCGGCGCTGGCGGCTGGTAGTTTTTCAGCTCGATACATCTTTTCTCGAAGTCTTCGCGGCTCTTGATCTCGAACGATACGCCGTTGATGTTTGCGTACAACCGACCTCCGAGCGGCCGAATCGAGGCTGTGACACCGTGCTTTTTGGCGATCAGTCGAAGTCTGTCGATGTACCATTGCATATGATTGGTCATGTTCAATCCCTCCAATAAGAGGCTGCCGATTTTTCTCTGCCCCGGCCCGTTGATGTGCGAGATCGACGGGGTTTCAATTTGCTTCATAAATCAATTCCACGACTACCTTCTTTACAACCGCCTTGGCCATTTCGCCGATGATTTCCGGGGTGTCCTTTGCGAGCTCTGGAAACATGTTGGCGATCTCGATTGCCACCCGGTCCGTGACTTCTTGGGCAACATCGGCGAGTTTACCGCCGTTTTGGATGTACGTTTTTAGAACTTCGACATTCGACATCTTGCATCACCCTCCGTTTGTTCCTTCTGATTTGATTATACAGCATTTTAAATGCTTTGTAAATAGTTTTTTTGGGGCAGTTGCAGAAAAATTTTAAATGCCGTAAAATGCTTAATAAAGGGGTGATCGTAATGGCAGGCAGACCGCCGAAACCGGCATCCGAGAAAAAGATCCGCGAGGCTGTTTATTTCGAGCCGCATCTGCTGGAATGGCTGCGCGATCTGGCGGAGAGGGAAAAGGTGACAGTCAGCGTCGTCGTAAATCGACTGGTCGAAAAAGCAAAGGAGGCGCGGGCGTGACCTCATGCGTGCCAGGTGGACCCGCGACCGCTGGCCGCAGGCGTATGTCTGCACGCGGTGCGGGCTGCCGGTGCCGAAGTATGAGGGGCTTTGGCTCAGGCGGCAGCGGGCGATCGAAAAAGGTTAGTGGTTGATATGTCTTGGTGCATAATAGGCGATCCTTTTATTCACCAAGACATAATTATGCTTTCCATGTAATCTCCACTAATTTACCATCACGAACTTGTATTTCCTCAATTAATCCCCGAATAGCGTTTTTTGCTGCAAGGCGATCAATTCCGTTTAACGTTGGCAAAAACTCCAATGCTTTTTTCTGAATGACTGATGAATCTTTGCTTTGTGATTCGAGCTCCCGCATTTTCCGCTCGATTTCTCGGCGTTCTGTTTCGATTCGTTCCCGCGCTGCTTTAAGATCGTCCGCCCCAATAAGGTCCATTTCATAAGCTTCGATCTGTTTCTGCATACGTTTGTTTATTCTCTCAAGGCTCTTTTGCAAATCCTTTATTTCATCATCAACAGATGGTGTGACCGTTTTGATTCGAAGCTCTTTCGTTGACATTTGGGCCACATGCTCGATTTCTTTAATAATCGTCGATTCCAGATCATCACGGTGGATGGCGTGATGCTTGCACCCATAACCGAGTACATATGACGAGCAAATATAACGGTAATAAGCATAATTCTTTGTGCCTCTATGATATCGTGCTGTGCTGCCCTTCATACTTCGTCCGCAATGACCGCATTTTATGATTCCGGTTAACAGGTATGTTTCATTGTCAGCGTGTCTAAAAGCTTTTGCGCGAGAACGCATAATCTCTTGTACGGCATCAAAGCGCTCTGGCGTTATAATTGCTGGGTGATTATCTTCTTTAATGATCCATTCGCGCCTATCTCGAATGACTGTTTTTCCGCTTCTGTTTTGACGCTTATTATAAACTAGTCTTCCGGCTACCGTATCATTTTGGATTATGCGTTTAACACTCACTTGATCCCAGGGTTTTCCTTGCTTTGTTTTTGATCCGCGTTCGTTCAATATTTGAGCAATCTTCCGATATCCGTTACCCTGTTCGGCAAGATCGAACATCATGCGTACAAATTGCGCTTCATCCTCATTTATCACATATTCGGCGTCAACTACGTCATAACCATAGCACGGCTTTGTCAATGCCTTATTTGTGTTTCGTGCGAGGGAGAGCATATTTTCCTTGACGCGCTCACTAATTCTTTCCCGCTCAAATTCGGCAAACGTACCGAGTAATTGAAGTGTCATTCGACCGACCGCGGTCGATGTATCAAAATTCTCGGAAGCTGAAACATAGTTACAATCATGATCTTGTAAGAATCGAATCGTCTGCAATAAATCAAGTAAGTTACGGCTAAATCTATCCAATTTGGTTGTTAAAATGATCCGTACTTTATTTTGCTTTACTTCGTTAAATAATTGTTGGATTGCTGGCCGATTCATGTCTTTTGCTGAATAACCATCATCCACGAAAAATGTAGGTTGCTCCCAACCCATAGCGCGACAATAGGATGTAAGCCGCTCTCTCTGTTCTGCTAAAGAATTACCTTTATCCGCTTGATCGTCCGTAGAAACCCTGATATATGCGGCAATCATTAAAATTCGCTCCTATCTGCCTTAAAATGGCCCATATAGACGCCGCAGATCATGACTTCGGTCGGCAAAACTTCTTTAACTTCATATTTGTCGTTTGCTGGTTCGAGACGAATGAATGGTGAACTTTCTGACCAACGAATTCGTTTCAAAGCGCCATTCTCGTTTTCATGAATAAGGGCCGCTACAATTTGCCCGTTGTAGTCGGCCCAGGATGCTTTTTTGAAATATACTATGTCGCCATCTTCTATCCCAGCACCGACCATTGAATCACCTTTAACGCGGAGTGCAAAATCAGGTACCCTCTTATGAGGGAAAGGGTAATAAATATATTCTTCGATGTTTTCTTGCGCTAAGAGGCCGTCCCCGGCGCATATTGTCCCAATAAGCGGCACTCTAGGCAATGTGCTGCTAGATTTAAAGTCATCGCCCTCAAAAAAAGTTTGGATCGGAACACCGAAAATATCTGCTATTGTGGTGAGCTTATCCATCAGTGGGCGGTTGTCGTTCCGCTCCCATGCCGAAACAGCAGTAGGTGCTACTCCCAATCTTTTAGCAAGCTCTGCTTGCGTCATTTTTCGTTCTTTACGAAGCTTCTTAATAATATCTCCTACCATCATAATACTTTCCTCCTCCCGAACGGATTTTAACACAAAGCTGTAATTTTGTACAGATAAAATGTATCGAAATACTTGGTTTGATGAAAAAAATTCTGCGAAGATGAATATTTTACCTTGAAACTACAGATATTCTGTAGTATATTTGGGCTAGGAGGTGAATTAGATTGCGGTTCACGATCGAACAGGCTAGACACATTGCCGGGATGACTCAGGTTCAGGTCGCTGCAAAGCTCGGTATGTCCGAAAAAACGTACATCCAATACGAAAAGTACCGAAAAATTTTTCGTATGGACACCGCAGCGCGATTCGCCGAAGTCGTCAATCTCAGTATTGACCAAATTATTTTTTTTAAACCCGAGGTACAGAAAATCTGTAGTTAATTTATCGGGTTGTCCATCTGAACTAAACGCATAGGTTCAAATGGAAAGGAGGGCGAGACGTGCCGAAGCAAAAACGTCCCGAGATTGTGATCGTCGGTCATTATGTGGTGATCGGAGGGGAGAAACGACCTTTCGACCCGCACCATTCTAACCTTCCGGATCGCTGTAAACAAGCAATTGCAGAAATGGTGTCCGGTAAGAAATACGAACTGGTTGAGGCTAGTTAGCCTCTCCACGATGGACAAGCCCCAGAAAGGAGCGATCAAGGGGGTGACGACGAGATGAAAACCAAAACGGTCGAGGAGTACATGGATTCTCTGCGCCCGCGCATGACGGGCGATAGCGTAGATTGGGCGTACGTACTCGGAGTGGTCGGATTTTACGCCAATGAGAGCGGGGACCCCGAAATCAGACTGCAAAACATCCAAAACGCGATCAAGGCATTCGACCGGCTACGCGAAGAGCGCAAACCTGGGGATCGGCGGGAGGAGACGAAATGCTAGCTGAATCCTGCGAGAAGCTATTGAAGTTGATCAATATCGCTCACACAGAGCGAGCAAGACGGATGTACTGGCGGCAGTATTACAACATGACGCGGAGGCTGCCAGAATAAAAAAAGCCGCCAAAACAGGCGGCAAACACCAACTTATCAATCCCATCATACCACAGGTGGGGCGGGGAGGAAAGTATGAAAAAGTACGTACTCACGGAAGAGACGAAAGAGTGGAATGGTGCCACCCTCTACCGAATCAGGGCCGTCCGTGACATCCCGGAAATCGGTGTGAAAGCCGGTGACCTCGGCGGCTGGATCGCCAGCGAGAAAAACCTTGACCAGGACGGCAACGCATGGGTGTCCGGCGACGCATGGGTGTACGGCAATGCATGGGTGTACGGCGACGCTCGGGTGTCCGGCGACGCATGGGTGTACGGCAACGCTCGGGTGTACGGCGACGCCGTCATCGACTCGTCCGAAAAGATTTTTTGGGCATCATCGGTCGGATCGGAACGCGACACACTGACCGCATACCTGACTCAAGATGGCGACATCGAAGTCACACGCGGATGCTTCCGCGGGACTTTGGACGAGTTTGAAAAAGCCGTGCGAAGCCGACACAGTGGGACACGATACGAAGAAGAATATTTAGGGCTGATCGAGTTTATCCGCCTGCGGTTTCGTGATGTGGTGAAGCCGAAATGACCGAAATCACCATCGAAGCTTTTAAAAGTAAGAAATTCGACGTTTCAATTGACCAACCATCATCCCATTACCCATATTACCTCGACATTGTAATGGACCGCACAACGCTCAGCATTTGCGCTACAGATGATTATTTCCTTGAAGTTTACGAAGCATTGAAGAACCACCTGCAAAGCCGGGGGCGGCTGGAATGAATCTCGACCGATTCGCCTATGGTCGCCCCGATCCGCAGGATGTGCCAGAGAAAAAGGTCGGTTACTGCAACACTTGTCAGTCGGCCATCATGCAAGGCGACGAAGTGATTGAACTGGACGGAGATATGTACTGCGACAGCGTTTGCCTGATGCGAAAACTCGGCGCTCGGTATGTGGGCGCTGGAATGGAGGGTTGACATGTTTGATCAAGAGCCTGTGAACTACAACGACTATCTTCCATCGGTTCAAGTTCAATCGACACCATCGACAATTGAGGGGTTGAAGACCCGGCAAGCAGAGGAAGTCAAAGCTGCCATCTTTATGGCGAAGCAATTCCCCCGTGACCAGCAAGCTTCCTTCAACCGAATCATGCAAGCCTGTCAGCGGAAGAAGCTCGCGGAAGAAGCGGAATATGAGTTTCCGCGTGGAGGCTCGAAAGTCAGCGGCCCGTCGATCCGTCTGGCCGAAGTCCTCGCCCAAAATTGGGGCAATATCGACTACGGCTTAATCGAGTTAGAACAACGAAATGGCGAATCCCAGGTTATGGCTTATGCGTGGGACATGGAGACCAACACACGGCGGCAGATGACCTTTACGGTTCGCCACGAACGGAAGGCGAAGGGTTCAATCAACCGACTGGAAGACCCGCGAGACATCTATGAGATGGTTGCCAATCAGGGTGCACGGAGAATGCGAGCATGTATCCTCGGCGTTATCCCCGGCGATATCGTGGACGCGGCTCTCGAAAGATGCAGACAAACGTTGAAAGAAGGTTACAGCGAACCGCTTGCAGACCGTGTACGGAAAGCACTTCAACAGTTCCACGAAAAGTACGGCGTCACAACGGAAATGATCGAGAAGTACATCGGTTGCAAGGCAGAATCCTTCACGGAAAATGATTATCTGCGCCTCGGTAACATCTGGCGGGCGCTGCGTGACGGGATGGCAAAACGTGAAGACTATTTCGACTTCAAGACTGGTTCGGACTTCGAGAGCGAGACCGAGAAGCAGTTTAAGGCCGCTCAGGAAAAGGACAAGCCCAAGAAAGCGAGTGGTGTAACAGATGAAGCTGGACAAAGCGAATTACCACTCCCTTGAAGCGAACCGATACTACATGAGCCATAGCCAATATCAGGACTTCATGTCCTGTGAGGCTATGGCTATGGCAAAACTTCGCGGATGGTCTGAACCACCCTCGGATGCTCTTCTACTCGGTTCATACGTTCACGCCTATTTTGAAGGACCGGAAGCGTTCGAGCGTTTCAAAGCGGACCATCCTGAACTGTTTTCCTCCCGGGGCCCGACGAAAGGAGAACTCAAGGCTCAATTCCAGGTCGCGAACGCCATGATCGCTGCGCTTGAGAGCGATCCGCTATGCATCTTCGTCATGCGCGGCGAGAAGGAAGTCATCATGACGGCGGAACTGTTCGGGGCCAAATGGAAAATCAAAATCGACAATTACAATCCCGAGCAGAACCGGTTTTCCGACATCAAGACGGTTATGAACATCCGCAAAGAAATTTGGGACCCGCAGCGCGGATATGTCTCCTTCGTCGAGGCGAACCGGTACACAACCCAAATGGCTCTTTATGCTGAGATCGAACGGCGATATGTCGGGCGTGATGGTTGGATTGAGCCGATTCTTGTAGCGGTGTCAAAGGAAGACCCGCCCGACAAAGAAGTGATCGGGTTTAAGGCTTACGACATCGAACGCGAACTTTCGGAGATCGAAATGAACATGCCTCGGATTCTAGCGGTGAAATCAGGCCGAGAAGAACCGCAGCGGTGTGAGCGGTGCCGATACTGCCGGGAAACAAAACGACTGAATCGGATCACCTACTACGCTGATCTGATCGTCAGGTGATCAGATGCCGGTTGGAGAGTTTAGACCTGTACCAAAACCGTCGTCACACCGCCGTATTCGCCCCACACAGCGTCAAATGGGGGAGATAAGCCAATCAGTCGACCGAGAGTTGAAAGAGCGTTCTAGGGGAATCTGCGAGCTCTGTGGACGCGCCAAGGCAACCGAGAGTGCGCACTTGACCGGGCGAAGGCATATTGACCACAAAACCACAGCGCTTGACCTGGTGCATGTATGCACGCCTTGCCATAGATGGCTGGACGGGACACCCGAGGGAATACGCTGCCGGCGAATGATCGCCATGCTCATTGATTACGCAACGAGAGGGTGAGAGTGATGGCGGAAAGTTACCCTTTCCCGGTATATTCCGGCGTCCTTGAACCCGAGCACTATAAGCGGATCGGCAACGCCTTATGGTTGTTCCTGTGGTGCATCAGCGCCACGACGGAAGAGGTTGAATGCGAAGGCGTCAAGTGGGGCCAAGTACTCGGAAGAAAGCCAATCAAGATTCAGGAATTGCAGGAAGTGTTCGGAGTCAAGTCTGACAAAACCATTCGGAACTGGATCGAAGCACTCGAAACGAATGGATACATCAAAGTTACTCGATCACCATATGGACTCATTTTTGAAGTCAACAAGTCCAAAAAGTTCCGCGAGAGATCGGTAGAAAATTACCGATCCAGATCGGTAAAAGATTACCGAACTGAAGATAGAGATCGGCAAAAAATTACCGATCACTCGGTAAAAAATTACCGATCTAATAAAGATATTACAGAAGATATATATATTAATTCTTCTATCTATCTATCTTCTTCTGGCGACGAGCACGAAGAAAACGCGAAGGACGACGGGGTGCTGTCTACCGAGCCGAGCGAGGCTGAAATTTCGTCCTTCAAGCAAATCGAAGCGAAATACATCCAACGGCGTGCGCGTGGGTTTGACCTGATGCCGAATGACATCCTCGTGATCGAGCAACTTTTACAGGACGGGATACCCGTTGACACGATCATGCAAGGTATTGACAAAGCCTTTGACGAGTACAAGCCCCGGTTCAAGAACGACCGGATAAAGTCAATGACCTATTGCGAGCCGATTATTCGTGAACTGCATTACCTCAACGAAAACCGAAAGGAGGCAAACGAGCGTGCAAAAACTCGGAAGTCTGCTGGACATGGACGAGATTCGCAGGAGAGTGGAGGCAGCGAAAGCGATAGCAAGGGATACTTCGAACGATTTGACGGACTCATCCAATCACTCTGATTGCCCGCACGGTTGCGTTGATGGCTATATCCTCGACGGTTGGACGGCCCGCGAATGCGTCTGTCTCAACCAAAGGAAGCTGGCGGCCCGGATGAAAAACGCCATGATCCCGGAGGAGTTTGAAAACGCCGAATTCTCGACCTATCGAACAGACACGCCCACTCAAGCCGGAATGCTGGTGAAGATTCGAGAATATCTCGACACCTTCGACGAGCGAAGGAACACACAGCAAAACAGCTTCGGATTTATCGCAAAATTCGGAGAACAGAAGCTGCGAGAGATCAAGAATCCGGTTGAACGTTCACGGATGAAGGCGCAGCATAACAACTTCGGGCTCGGAAAGACGCATCTTCAAATCGCAGCAGCGAAGGAACTTATCCAGCGCGGATACGGAGTGGTTTGTATCTCGGATGTGGCATTCATGGAAGAATTGTCCCGGTCACGGGCATACAACGACGAAGGCGAAGCAGTGAACAGGCTGCTGGGTACGGTGATCCGCGCGGACGTGCTTGTTTGGGATGATATCGGCAAGGCAAAACCGAGTGAATTCCGTCTCGACATGTATTACCAAATCATCAACGAACGCTACAAGGCAAAACGACCGATCATCTTCAGCTCGAACGAGGATTCGGAATCGCTGGCGGAACGAATCGGAGACGCTGCGGCAAGCCGGTTGCTCGGAATGGCACGGGGCAACACATACGCCGTAGAGGGACAAGACTTCCGCCTTGGGGGTTCGATCAGTTGAAGAAAAAGAAAGAGGTACAGGAGCGAATTCGCCAAACGCACAAATACCTTGAGCGGAAAGACTTGACCGACATTCAACGGGAAATGACCGAAGTTAGACTCGCCAAACTCTACGCTGAACTGGGCGAAATCGAAGAACAAGAGAAACGGATCGCTGAACGGATAAAAAACACTGATCCGAAGGTGCTCGAATGCATGAACCGAATACGGCAGATATTGGGGATGCCGCCGCGCACGAGGTGAAGTCATGAACAATCCGGAAAGAGAATTTGACGACATATGGAACAGCCTTGAACCGGAAATCCGCTCAGATTGCGAACGTCTAGACCACAGGCTTAAAACGGTTTGGTACGAGGCTAGAATATGCGGGGTGCCGCCTAAAGTGGTACAGCGGAAATTGTCTGAACGGTTTTGGGCGCTGGTGAAGGAGCTGACGGCTGGATGATACCGGTTGAGTCGATTGAACGCGTCATAGATGATCTGGAGACTGTCGCGCAAAAACTGATGTCGCGCGAAGACTCATTCTTTTTCGTCGGGGCAATTGCCGGACTTGACTACGCGGCACAAGAATTACGAAAGGTGTTGTCGGATCGTGGGAAAAGCAAGTCGTGACAAAGGGCTGCGCGGTGAACGCGAATTCGCCGAACTGGTAGGCGGCAAACGTATACCGCTCTCAGGCGCACAGAATGGCTTCGAGAACGACGTTGAAGTACCTACCCCTATAGGAACCATTAGGGCGGAGGTAAAACGCCGTGGAAGCGGCTTTACGACGCTCTACAGATGGCTTGAGGATGAGAGGGAGAAGCCGGACATCGTGGCGTTTCGGGCTGACCGTAAGCCGTGGCTGGTGGCGATGACATCGGATGTGTTTCTTAAATTGATCGGGAGGACACGATGATCGGGATAAGCGAGGAAACGGCCTGCCTGCTCTTGTTGATCTTTCATGCTTTCGCAACCGTTTTTTGGGCATACGCTACGCGCCAGTATATATCTGGGGAGCGTATCGTTAGGCCGGATGTTGACCGAATTTTCATCGTCGGGGCTATACTTCTCATGGCGATCTCCAATTTGCAAAAAGCCATCGATATGTTTGGAGAATTGAAAAAGTTTTACGGCTGGTGATTGAGAAATGAGCAGATATACTACAGTCAAAGTTTGGCAGCTTACGCCGGAGCAGATCGCAAATTACAAGCCCGGCATGGACCTGGGCGAGCCGGATCGGATCGAGAAAGTCAAGCTTGTCACGTTTCCCGACTTCGATCTTCTTCCCGAGCAAAGGAACGGTCGGGGAAGGGGCATCCGCATCAAAGGCCGCATGACATCACGGGATTACGAAATGCAGCGGCGTAGAGGCCTGAATGACGTACAAATCGCTGATCTGTACGGAATCAAATTGGACACGCTACAGCTTTACAAATACACGTGGTAAGGAGAGTGGAACAATTGGCTAATCAAGAACCGGTAAAGCTGCCGCGAGAAGTGGCGGAGGCGTTGGAAAAGTTGGGAAAGAGATTCCCGAAAGATTTCATCCTCTGGCATTCATCCAGAGAGGATTATCCCGACGCTGAAAGAGACGCATGGAAAACAATTCATGAATTCGTGGATATACCCGACGCAATCTTCACGCTTGCCGACGCCCTCCGCTACGGCTACGAAATCGAAGAAGAACCCATCACGGTGACGATTACGGCAGAGATGCAGAAAAAGCTTCGGGAATACTACAAATGTCACGACATCCACGACAGAGGAACCGCGACATCCCGAAGAACAACCATATCGCATATGTGCGAAATCTTCGGCATCAAAATCCAAGGGGTGAATGAGTGATGATCAACAGGTGGATCGGAATCGGAAGGCTGACGAAGGACCCGGACATGCGCTATTTGCCCAACGGCACGGCAGTAACCAGCTTCACGCTGGCAGTAGACCGACCGTTCACTAACAGCAACGGAGAGAAAGAAGCAGACTTTATCAACATCGTCACATGGCGCCAGTTGGCTGAGAACTGCGCGAACTATCTCCGCAAAGGCCGTCTGTGTGCGGTAGAGGGACGGATTCAGGTAAGGCACTACGACAACAACGAAGGCCGCAGGGTGTATGTGACCGAAGTGGTTGCGGACAATGTGAGGTTTCTTGAACGGGGAGAGCAGCAGAATAGCGGAGGCAAAGGACGTGCAGATGATCCGTTCAGGGATGATGGGAAGCCGTTGGAAATCGGGCCGGACGACATTCCGTTCTGATGGGGTGGTCTGGTGAGAAAAGCCAGTCTGTTCAGCGGAATCGGCGGGATCGACCTTGCGGCACATTGGGCAGGCATGGAAACGGTTCTGTTTTGCGAGAGGGAACTGTTCTGTCAGCGTGTGTTGCGCAAACATTGGCCGGATGTCCCGATCATCGACGACGTGCATGACTTTACACGAGAGGAGCTGGTACGGCGTGGAATCCTTGGAGACGGTCGAACAATTGACATTATTTCAGCCGGATACCCATGCCAGCCATTTAGTTACGCCGGGAAGCGACGAGGCGCGGAAGATGACCGCCACCTCTGGCCGGAAGTTAAGCGAATCCTTGAGGAAATCCGGCCCCGTTGGTTTGTTGGCGAAAATGTTGCTGGACACGTCACTTTGGGCCTCGACGACGTGCTTGCTGACCTGGGGGGGGCGGGTTACACCGCGCAAGCGTTTCTTATACCAGCTGCGGCCGTCCGCGCCAGCCACAGACGAGACAGAGTGTTCATTGTGGCCTACGCCGCACGCGAATTGCCATACAGGGGCCGGGGAGAAGGGCGGAGGAGGAATGAACATTCAGACGGCAGTCAAGATGTGGCCGACCCCGCGGGCAAACGATGCGGAGAAGCGCGGGAACGTATCGGACGACCCCAGGAATGGGCTGCCGGGCGCAGTGAAATTGTGGCCGACTCCTGCGGCGCAGGATGCCAAGAACTCGACGTTCCCGCCGAGCCAATACGACCGGGACACCATTCCGGGGGCGGTGATGCGGAGCCTTTGGCCGACGCCGACGGCAAGTCAGGACTGGAAGCCTATTCGCCCGCTCGCTCCTTCGGAGGCAAACGGGAGTCACGGAACAATGTTGGTCGGGGCGGTCGGTCATCAAGAGCCGCAGAATGTGGGGGGCCAACTCAACCCAGAGTGGGTCGAGGCGTTGATGTGCTTTCCGATTGGATGGACGGACGTGGAGTAAACCCGCTAGATGCGCTCGCTGAATTTATCGCTCGATATCCGCAGCCGGCGCTTTGGGGGCAACCGCAACATGATTGGGAACCGCCACGGGTGGCAACTGGCATAAAGAACCGGGCGGCGCGGTTGAAAGCTCTCGGGAATGCGGTCGATCCGATGCAGATATATCCGATCATGTACGCAATCAAGTTGATCGACGACTATCTGCGAACAAAGAAGCATCTGGTCAACTGACCTTCTCATTGTGAGGTAAATGCATGAACGACTACCAACCCTACTTTCTCGCCTACCTTCTCCACACCAGTGCTGATCCGGTGGATGTGACAGGATACATCCTCTGGATCAGCCGAAAATGGCGGGAATGGCGCGGTACGCACGGCATCGGCAGATGGGACGTGATTGGCGAAGAAGAGCGGCTGCGGTTTGAAAGTTGGCTTTTTGAAACGGTTCCAGAAGGACAACTTGTACTGTTTTGATGGCGGTGAACACGATGAGTACCAATATGGCAGTTCATTTCTCATCCGAAACCGACGAATGGCCGACACCTCAAGAATTCTTCGACCGACTTAACGGGGAGTTCGGGTTTGAATTGGATGTATGCGCCACACCCGAGAACGCAAAGTGCCCGCGCTACTTCACAAAACGCGAGAACGGTCTATTACAAAAGTGGACGGGCGTATGTTGGATGAATCCACCGTATGGCCGAGAGATCGGTCAATGGGTTCAGAAGGCGTACACAAGCGCGCTTGAAGGGGCAACAGTTGTTTGTCTCCTTCCAGCCAGAACAGACACGGCATGGTGGCACGACTATTGCATGAAGGGCGAGATCCGGTTTGTACGGGGACGGCTGAAATTCGGAAATGCGAGTGAGAATGCACCATTTCCTAGCGCTGTTGTAGTGTTCAGACCGGGTGTTCCAGAAACGAATAGGCAACTCACACTCTTTTGAGGGAGGGGAAAGGGATGAAATGCCTGTGCGGACAAAAGATGAAGCGCCCTCCGCTGCCATTTGACATATGGGGCCAAACCCTATGGGAATGCGATTCTTGCGGCGCCGTTATGAAACAAGTGTTTCGGGGAGATCCAGAAAAGTGGACGTTCATTCTCTGGCGGATTCTATATTTGTTCGGTGTGCATAAGAAGTGGTGGATTAGGACAGGTGAAAACGGGAACAGGAGGGAAAAGGGATGAGAGTAATTGCAAAAGACGATCTGACATTACACCCGCATACTTGGACGCGTGGGATGGACTATGAACTGGTACAGAAAAGCGACTATGTAACGATCGTGTCAAATGAGGGGCAAGTCAACTTCACTGGTGAATCAATGAAACGATTGCGCGAAGTGTTTATTTTCCCCGACGAATCCACCGTCTACGGCAACGACTGCCCGACAGGGAAATGTGAGGTGTGAACGATGAGCGAAGCTCTGCAAATCACGATACAGGAATGGGCAGAAGAATACGGGCTGAATGTGACCGATGAAGCGGTGTCCGATCTGATCGAGTCAATCAAAACCAGTCTGGACATGGAAATCTATCAAACCGGGTTCACACTCGGACATCCTACGACTGATCCCAAAGACGGCGAGATCAAGAAACTGAAAAGATGGATCGACGAGCTAGAGCGGTTCATTGAAGTCATCGGATTGAAAAACGCCGACATTCAAAGCTACAGCGGAGGTAACGGGTGTATCCATGTTGGGCCAAACAAAAAGAAAGTTTACGTTAGGCATGAATGGTAGATGGCAACGATTGCCCTAACGGTATTTGTGACATCTAACCGGGGTCTCCCTATAGACCCCATATGCCTTGAAGAAAGGAGCCTGAACCATGTATCGCGGAAAGCGGAAAGATACCGGCGAATGGGTGTATGGGTATTTGATCGGCAAAGATGTTATTGTCGGTGACATCGTGGAGTTATGCGAAGAATACTTCAACTGCGAATACTGGTGGCGAGTCGATCCCGAAACCGTAGGGCAATCGACCGGCCTCAAAGACAAGAACGGCAAGGAGATTTATGAGGGGGATATTCTCAAACTTGTTCTTATCGACTATGTCAACGAACCGGAAAGTCTCCTTACGGTACGATCGGAGTCGTTTCACTGGGATGTATGTTATCTGCAGAGTATCGTGAAGTTTATCGAAGAAAGTGGTTCGGAAACCGACAGCATAGAAGTCATCGGAAATGTTTTTGAGAACGGGGAGTTGCTAAATGATTGTGAAGAAGCAAAAACCGATTAAATTTATCAACACGTGCGGGTGTATTGTTGATGAAAAAGAACTCGAACAAGCAATTCTATGGTATACCGATAAGCCTGTTTGTGGTACGAAGAAAATCTTCATGCATGGGAATTATCCGGCGGTTGCAATCTACAAAGAGAAAATACATGTTCATCGATTGTTGATGATGTATTGGCAGAACAGAAAATTACTTCGGAACGAATATGTGCATCATATTGACGAAAACAAACTGAATGCTATGAAATCTAATCTTTGTCTAATTGAGGTAGGAAAGCACCAAAGTATGCACAACAAAGGGAAAGTATTTTCTGAAAATCATCGAGCGTTGATATCCGAAGCCAATCGAAGACGTGCTGGAAGAATTAAATTCAAAAAACGTGTTCATATCGATTTGGTTGAGTTACAGAAAATGGCGTCTTCTGGTGCAAGTATAAGTGCGATGGCAAGGTATTTCAAGTGCGATCGATGGACGATTAAAAATCGGCTATACGAACATCCCCATCTGCTGAAAGGAGTATCGGAATGAGCGAGTATGTGCGGAAACAGGTGTTGTTGGATCGACTGGATGAACTGATTGGATATTTCGGAGGAAACAGCTTTTTAGCACGAGCGCTTAAACGAACAATGGAAGAAATCCAATCCGGCGCATTTGACGCTCCTGACGGCGAAGTCCAGCGGCTGCGGGCAATCGAACAAGCGATCCGTGACTTTCAGCCGACGAAGGAACAGCAGGCCGGATATGACGCGCTGGTGGCGTGGCTGGAATCGACGACGACGTTTGTTTTGGATTCGGAAAAGGGGGAACCGAACCATGACACGTAATGAAGTGTTGGCCATGAAGCCGGGGCGGGAGTTGGATGCGCTTGTTGCCCATCAAATATTCGGCGTCCGTGATCCTGATCCACGTTGGTCGCCGTCAATGAATATCTACGCCGCGTGGGAAGTGGAGGAGGAAATCAATAAACGCAATCTGCGAGTCGCATACTGTCAAGCGCTCCAAATTGTGATTCGGAGTCAAAAGGACTATGTAACAACGTTCGATTACGTCCACGCATCACCCGCTGACCGATGCAAAGCCGCCCTGCTGGCGGTGATGGAGGGGTGACCTGTCCATCGTGTGGCTCGAAAATCAGACTCCGCAAAAATATCGGGAGATGTAAGAAATGCGGCGCACACGTGAAGGTATTGGAGGTATGACTATGGACAAGGAACAGAAGATCGCGAAGATTCGGGCGAAAGTAACGCCAGTAAAACATATTCCGCGCGGGACCGTGGAGACGATGGAACTGCTATTTAACATCCAGTTCTTGCTGGACGAGTTGGATCGGTTGCGGGCAGAGCGAGATTCGCACGGACCGGAGGGACGTAACTATACGAATGTTCAATACGTTGACTTACTGGCGGAACGAAACAAGCTGATCGAGGTGTTGCGGTGGTATGCGGACAAAACCAATTACGTCCAAGAAGTACACCACTTGCGGCATGGAACGTTGATCGGGCCGGCAGAGGCGATTTACTATGACGAGGGCCAACGCGCCCGCGAAATTCTGAAAGAGATCGGGGTGACGGTGGAATGAACTGGATCAGCGTCAAAGAGCGGCTACCTGAAATCGGCGATACTGTGTTGGTGTACTATCGGCGCGGCGACTATAGGGGAGCGGATATCATGCGATACATTGGCCGCTGGCTGACTGTTGATCCATTGGTGGAGGTCACCCACTGGATGCCGCTGCCGGAGTCGCCGAAGGAGGGAGAAAACGGATGAGCTTGCCGAAATATCGCATCCTCGTGAATGGTCTTTATCTTCGCGGATGGGACGACTCCGAGACGGCCGGGCATTCCGGCCATATGGGGTGGCAGCCGAGAGCAGTGGAAATGTCGAAGATGTTGATGACGAGACTGAAAGATCAAGCCAAAATCGTCGAGGGCAACATCGAGCTGAGGAGCCAGTTCAACCGGATCTATGACCGGGTGAGATACGCGGGCTTTGATTTGAAAAGGCTGGAGATCGAGAGGGTGACGGTGGAATGAAAAAATACGACCGACCGAAGGGCCACCGTTACCGGCCTGTCGTGACGATTCTGAAAACGAAAAAAGAAGTGCCGACCGTCATTCGGGTGAGTGGGCATGAGTATGTGCTGCGGACGCCGGATCAGTTCAACATGCAGCCAAAGCCGCGCCGAGGTGAGCGGAATGTTCAGTGAGCGGACATTGACCTTCTGGCAAAGACGGATCGAGATCCTGACGGTCGCGGCCGCCCGGCACAGGGCTCATGGGGAGCATTTTCTGGCAGAGCTCTGCGAAATCTCGCTCCGAGTGTATCACGAGCGGATCGAGCACGAGCGGCGGAAACGGGAGATAGACGAGAGGGCCAAAGCGATATAAAAAATCCCCTGCATATGGGGCATGCAGGGGAAAAAGCAAACAGACGTTCCCACACCTATTTTACCATACAGCGAGGTGTAGGGGTATGGGTATCGAGCAAATGGTTTTTCCGTGGGAGATAGACAGAGAAGCAACCAAGCAGCGCGTCGAAGAGCATCTGGAGACGGCGCGGATTTACCGCCAGATCGGTTTCGTACGCCGTGAAATGAAGGTGACGGCATCGCCCGAACCGAGATACCACGGCCCGACGAACGCTGTCGGGAAACCGGCTGAAGAAACCGCGACCTGGAACGTGGACACCGAAGAGAGGATGAAAGAAATCACCGAGAAGGTGCAGAAGGCGGTCGCTCGGCTGGGAAGGTTGGAACGCCAGATCATCGAAAAACGATATCTGGATGACGAGGAAATATACGACTACAACGTCTACACCGAACTGCACATGAGCGAGCGAAAATACTATCGCTTGAAGTCGAAAGCCATATACAAACTCGCGTTTATGCTCAGATTAGAAGTGTTCATCGAATCAGAACAAACCGCTTGAGGAGTGATAGAGATGCAAAATGAAAAAGAGGAACTTACGTATGAAGATATCTATGATCTTTTTTGTGAACAAAACCCTGACTTAGAGCAGATCGTTAATGATTGGAGGCCAGAAGGGTTTGACACTATCCGAATTTGGGTAGGAGAGTCGGGGCACACAGCTTCGTTTACGGTTACGTATGTGCGGTATCTTGATAGTTTTGTCTTAAAGTCGGAAACAAAAGGAGATAACATTTAAAACGTGGCAGAAAAGTGGCAGACTTTTGGCAGAAAAAAGGCAGAAGATTGGCGAAAAAGTATGATAATATGATATCAGAGCAATATATGCCCGCCGCGCTGCTGAATTGTCCATCCTGTGGTGGCCGGTGAAGCAGTCTCCCGGGGCGGCGGGCGAACCACTCACACAGGGCCTAACAGATTTGGGACTGACCCCGCGCAAGACGCGGCAGTAGGTCCCCACCGGCCCGATACATTTGGCTTTGGTTCGGTGATCCGCTCGCCACGCCGTCACGCTGCGCAATCGCGGCGGCCCCCTGACCTCTTCGGTCGGGTGGGTAAAGCGGTCAACCTCTGCGCATTCGCGGAGGAAGTGGCGGGCATCACATACAGAACATGCCACAGTCCGCATATCGCGGGCTTTTTTATTTTGAGGTGGTGGCGTTTGGGAGTTAAGCAATTGCTTGAGATTGGTCTAAAGAAGCGTAAAGGCGAGATCAAAGAAAGCTGGAATGATCTTGCGAAGGGCACTCCCTTTCGTGACGGAGAAGCATTTCGCCTGTGGGTTAAAAACCAGGTCAACCCCAAAAGACGGGCAGAACAACCGCAACGCAAAGAAACGGTTGAAATCCACAGCGACGGCTCCCAGAGCAGTCACCGCCTGATCTACATGACGTTTGAAGAATCCAAAGACCCGGAATACTTGCTCAAGGCGCACGGATATAATGTTGAGGCGTGGGAACTGATATCAGCTCGGTCAAACATCTGGAACGCCTATAGCAAGCAAGACGGCATTCAAACGCTATACAGCAGCCGGATCACAGTCCGGCCGAGGAATACATTCACGTTCGAACGACTTCTTGAGAAGATACGATCCATTCAGCCGGTCGAAATTTCAAAGCCGACCGCTGAATATGAAGACAGTATGCTGGAAATACCGCTATTCGATCAGCATTTCGGTGTCTCGGACTATGAATACTATCGAGAAACGCAAATCCGCATTCTGACGAAGCTCATTAGTCGGAAATGGAAAGAAATCCTGCTCATCATCGGGCAGGATCTTTTTCACAATGACGACTTCCGGGGGCGTACAGCAAACGGGACACAGATTCAACAAGTGGACATGCCCCAAGCATGGGCGGATGCGCTGCGGTTCTATGGCCCGATTATTGAAACGAGCATAGAGGTGGCCGAGAGGGTCAAGGTCATATACAGCAAAGGCAATCACGACGAATCATTTAGCTGGACGTTTGTGCAACTGCTAAAGGCGAAATATCCGCAAGCAGAGTTTGACGATGCTCTCGTTGAGCGCAAATGTCATGTATTCGGCGACAACTTCATTGGGATCACGCACGGGGACAAAGCGCGGAAAAATCTGCACAACATCTTTCCTGTGGAATTTCCGTTGGAATGGAGCCGGGCGAAGAACAGGGAAATCCATACCGGGCATTATCATGTCGAGGATGGGAAAGACGTATTCGGCATGATGGTACGAACGCTCGCAACGCGAAACAAGACGGACAAATGGCACAGAGACAACGGATTCGTCGGAGCGCACAAACGTTTCATGCTTTTTGAATACAGCACAGAAGCGCTTGAGAGCATTCATTATGTGTGAAAGGTGGCGAGAAAAATGGAGCAGCAGCCAAATGGATATTGGACAATAAGCACGCAAGGAGTAACCGTGCGCGACACCATCCCAGGAATGGGAAAAGACGCACCAAAGGTTGTAAACGAACAAGGCGGCTCACAATCGCATTTGCCATATCGTTTTGACTTGATCGACCCACAAGCGATTTTTGCGCTTGCAGAGGTGCTTTATCAAGGATCGGAAAGACACGGAGAAGACAACTGGCGCAAGATACCGATCAATGACCATTTAAACCACGCACTCGCGCATATCTACGCATACATGGCCGGGGACACACAGGACGATCACCTGAGCCATGCGCTTTGTAGGATGATGTTTGCGGTGGCGCTGGAAAAGCGCGATGTAGGAAATAAGGAATGTGAACCTAAGGATGAGATGAGACAAGGTGAATGGGTCAACATCACAACCAAGTCTGATTTGGAAGAAGGATTCTTCGTACAAAAGAATGATGTTACAGGTGAGATTCGAAAACTGATAATTCATAAGCCGTGAGGGTACGAGGTTGGAGCGCGGCATAAAGCCGACGGGAAACGTCCCATTAGATGCAGAGGCGGGGGCAGGGGCGATATAGGCAAGGAGGGAAATCCATGTTAAAGGCGCATCTTGCGATTGTCATATTTGGCGCTGCGATTGCATTCGGTATTTGGTATGGCATCGGTTGGAGTATGGGTTGGCTGCTTAATGTAGGGATCAACGCCGAGGTAAACCGTGACGCATTTGAGACGGCGGGCATGGTGTTGGGTGGTATTCATGGCGGGTTCGTATTGCTGACGGGAGTTATCCAAAACTTGGCCTTGCGAAAAGTGAGATGAAAACTTAACCGAAGGAAAGGCAGGTGATGAGGGATGAGCCTTTCGCTGAAACAACAGAAGTTCGCTGATGAATATTTGATCGATTTAAACGCGACTCAAGCGGCGATTAGGGCGGGATATAGCCCGAAGTCAGCGGAGCAACAAGGAAGCAGACTGTTGAGCAATGCAAAGGTTCGCGCATATATCGATCAACGCATGGCCGAACATTCAAGACGCACAGGGATCAACCAAGAACGCATTATCCGGGAGTTGGCGCGGCTCGCCCTCGTGAACCCGGCCAATGTGGTTGATATGCTCACAGGCGAGATCAAGCCAACAGCGACGGAGGATGATCTTAACGCCGTACAGTCGGTTAAAGTCAAAACCATTGGATACACGGACGACGGCGAACCTCTAGTTGAGCGCGAAGTGCGATTCCATGATAAAAACCGGGCGCTCGAATTGCTCGGCAAACGCTTTGGGATGTGGCTTGACCGTCAACAAGTCGATGTCCAAGGCGCGGTACAGATCGTCGATGACGTGCCGCAAAAGTCGGAGAAATAACGAGAATTCGCGAGATCGTGTAATTTGCACTTTGTGTATGAAATAAATCGATGATGCGGCTGATAAGTAGCGAACAAAATCGCTCGTAATGGTCAAATTCGCCTGATTTCGGCGTTTGAACGTTCGGACATATGTACAAAATCCGGAGTTATGTACATATGTCTGTGAAGAGGTGGCGGGAGTGAGATGCAAGTTCGATTGACTGACCTGATTGCACCGTCCTTTTATGATGCGCATCACGCCATCAAAGAAGGGTGTGCGACACACTTCCTGCTCGGCGGTGGCCGTGGTAGTACAAAATCATCATTTGTTGCAGTTGAAATCATTCTCGGTATGATGCGCGATTCAAGCGCGAATGCGGTTGCGTTGCGTAAGGTCAAAGATACGATCCGCGAAAGTGTCTATGAACAATTGCTTTGGGCGATAGAAAAGTTAGGTGTAATACATCTTTGGGATGCCAATGTATCTCCGATGAGGATCGTCTATCGACCCACGGGACAAACAATCATTTTTCGGGGCGCGGACAATCCGAGAAAGGTTAAGTCCGGGAAGCTTCGGCATGGATATATAAAATATATCTACTACGAAGAAGCCGACGAATTCGCTATCGAGGATATACGGACAATCAACCAAACGTTTATGCGCGGGGGCAATGACTTCCGCGTTTTTTATGCTTACAACCCGCCTCGAAGCAGGAAATCGTGGGTTCACGAATACAGGAACAATCCTCCTGTTGGCTGGTATGTCCATCACAGCACCTATTTGGGTGTGCCGCGCGATTGGCTCGGCGAACAGTTCTTCATCGAGGCCGAGACGCTGCGGCAGCGGAATGAACTGGCGTACAGGCACGAATACCTGGGCGAAGACGTAGGCACGGGTGGTGAGGTATTCCGCAACCTCACGCTGCGCCGGATCAGCGATGACGAGATCGCGACGTTTGACCGGATCAAGCGTGGCCTTGACTTTGGTTTTGCATCACACCCGACGCATTACGCTGTCATGCACTATGACGCCACGCGTCGAAGGTTGTTCATCTTCCACGAGGTCCACAAGGTCAGCATGAGCAATAGGGCGTTGGCGGACGCCATCAAGGCCGAGAACAAGAGCAATGCCCGAGTGACTGCCGACAGCGCTGAGCCGCGGACGATCGCGGAGCTTCGAAATCTCGGTCTCAACATCGCCGGCGCGAAGAAAGGCCCTGACAGCGTGGAGCATGGCATGAAATTCCTCGAAGACCTAGACGAAATCGTGATCGACCCGATTCGTTGCCCGAACACAGCGCGAGAATTCGAGGGATACGAGTTGGAGCCGGATGGCAACGGCGGATGGAAAGATGGCTACCCGGACCGGGACAACCACAGCATAGACGCCGCGAGATACGCGCTTGAGGATGAAATGAGATACGCGAAATTGCGCGTCGGCAACAAGGCGAAGATGGGGGTGAGATAGCGACCATGAATGCCTTTATAACGGTCGAAATGAAAACTGCATGGTGGTTTATGCCAGCGCTGCGTGTTTTGCGAATGCTGGTTTTGCTTCGACTTGTTCGTAGATCAACTGCGAGACGATTGGCGGTAATTGTCGGCCAGCATTCCATGAGGTGTCGTGTCGGCGCTGGAAGATGGAGCAAACTCACCTTGCCGCGGGATGAACTGGAGGCGGCCGTGGTGGGAGGTGAATCGTAATGCCCATTATCCGTGACCGAACGCTCCTTCCAGACTGGAACGACATCCCGCCGGAAATGATCCGAAACTGCATACAAGAGCATTTGAAAAGCGTGCCGCGTCTGGACAAGTTAGAATCCTATTATCTCGGCAAACACCCAATATTGGCGCGCAACATGGACGCGAAAGGGCTACCGAATAACCGACTTGTCGCGAACCACGCAAAATACATTACGGATATCGCGGTTGGATATGTGATGGGTGATCCGGTCAAGTATGAGGGCGAAGGGATAGACGATATTCTCGAGGTATTCAAACGCGGAGATGTCGTTTCGCACGACGCAGAGCTTGCAAAAGACCTGAGCATCTTCGGCGTGGGACGGGAATTGTATTACATGACCAGCGACGATAACCCGTACCCTCGACCGGCATTGATTGATCCGCGACAGATTTTCCTTGTTGTGGATGATACGATAGAACATCTTCCGCTGTTCGGGTGTCACTTTTACGAAAAGCGAGACATCAGTAATTCCGTCGTGGGCTACTACGTGAATGTGTACACTGAGCGCGAGGTCATTCATTATTTGGTCAAAGACCTCGGCAGCCAGACATATGAGGAATTGGGCCGAGAGCCGCACTATTTCGGCGGCGTGCCTATCGTGGAATTCTGGAACAACGAGGAACAGCAGGGCGACTTTGAACAGCAAATCAGCCTGATCGACGCATATAACGTGCTGATGAGCGATCGTGTCAACGATAAAGAGCAATTGGTCGATGCGATCCTGAAACTCAAAGGTGTGTCGCTCGGAGACGACGAGGAAGAAGCTGGACGAACAATCCGCCTCCTGAAGGAATACAAGGTGCTGGAACTGCCCGGAGATAAAGACGCGGACGCTGCATGGCTCGTAAAGAATCTGTCTGAATCCGATGTTGAAGTCCTACGGAATGCGATCCGAGACGACATCCATCAGTTTGCGATGGTGCCGAACCTGACGGACGAGAACTTCGCGGCAAACGCCAGCGGTGTTGCGATGAAGTACAAACTGCTCGGTCTGGAACAACTGGCGATCATCAAGGAGCGCTATTTCAAGAAAGGCTTGCGCAAACGCCTTGAACTGTTTGCAAACATCCTCCGCGTCAAGGGCAAGGCGGTTGATGTGTCCGATGTAACAATCACCATGACGCGCAACCTCCCGGCTAACGACATGGAGGCCGCTCAAATGATCGCAACACTGAGGGATATGGTCAGCAACCAAACGCTAATTGGACAACTTTCTTTTGTGGACGATCCGGCCACGGAAAATCAGATCGTCGAAGAAGAAAAGGAGCGTAGCGCGGCACGAATGGCTCGCGAATTTGGCATGCCAATGGGGGATGAGGGCGATGTAAATGCGCAGGAGCAATGAGTACTGGGAGCGCCGGGCACAACAGCGCATGGCCGACTATCACCGCCAAAATGACGAGGTTGTGCGCCATGTCGTAACAGCCTACGATCGCGGTCAACAAAACATCCTGGAATCCATCGAACGCATTTTCGGCACATACCTAAAGAACAGTGGCATGACGCCGGAGGATGCACAACGCCTGCTGTCTGAACCCATCAGCCGCAGGGAATGGGAAAGAATCCGTGACCAGCACCGAAAGGCTAGGGATCCCGATATCCGTCGGCGGTTGCTGGCTATCTTAAACTCGCGGGCATATGCAGCGCGAATAACCCGGCGAATGGCAATGCAGGCGGACATGCTCGTACAATCAAAGCTAATTGCTGATGCGGAGATACGATTATCGACACAAGGATATATTGACACGATCAACGAGGCATATTACCGCACGCTTTTTGACATCCAGCAAGGCGTCGGATATGCCTTTGATTTTGCCACCATTCCTCGCCGGACGGTCGAAGCAATTGTCAGAAGACCGTGGAGTGGTGAACACTTCAGCAGCCGTATTTGGGACAATACGGACGTTCTGGCTCGCACTCTGACACAAGTCATCACCGGCGGCATCATGAGCGGTGCCAGCATCGAAAAGATGCGCAAGCAGCTTGAGGAACGTTTTAACGTCGCTAAACACGCAGCCAACCGCCTTATCCGCACCGAGACAACATACTTTGCGAACATGGCTGAAATGGAGGCCTACGAGGAAGCGGAAATCGAGCGGTACCGGTTTGTGGCGACGTTGGACTTGCGCACGTCTCAAATGTGCCGCCAACATGACAACAAGGTATATCTGGTCA